CCGGCGAGCAGCAGTTCGCATGGGAGCCGCCAAGGGTTGTCGTGGGCAACGCCAGCAGCGCGAGACACGCAAGGACAGCGTGGAGCGGCGGCGAATGCGCGCAAGGGCAACCCATTGGATACGTTGCCGAATCAGATGGCGCAATGGGGCACGCCAACGGCGCGCGACCACAAGTCCGGCCGAGGCAACGAGGAGCGGCAATACAAGGAGCTGACGCCGATGGTGGAGAGGCAGCAGAGCGGCAAACTCAACCCCCGCTGGGTCGAGACACTGATGGGCTTACCCATCGGCTGGACGATGCCGTCCTGCACGTCTCCACAGACAATCGCACCGATGAGCTGCGACTCCTCGGCAATGGAGTTGTGCCAGCCACCGCAGAGCGAGCCTTCCGAGTTCTCGTTGGCGAGCTGACAGCACACAACACAACACAATGACTGACACCGACCACGCAGATCACTTGACCTTCCTCAAGCATCTGGACGCTTCGCACGATGCCGTCTGGTGTGCGGCCCGCTGGCTGCAAAACAAGGGGCATCATGTTGTGGTCACGCCGACCAGCAAGAGCAAGACACACGGCGAGTGGAAGCAGCACGCGGATTCCGGCGACCTCTATTTGCAGCAACGCATTGAGGTCAAGAAGCGCGGCATCGACTTCACCGGCGCCGCCGACTGGCCGCACGGCGACAAGTTTATCGTCTGCTCGCGCCACAGCTACGACCTCGCGCGCCCGAAGCCGTATGCCTGGATCATTCTAAACAAGGCCAAGACCCATGCCGCCATCGTCAAAGCCGAGAGCCGCGCCCGCTGGGTGGTAGAGAAGCGCACCGACAGCCGCTACCAGAATTACACGCAAGAGTTCTACTTCTGCCCGCTGGACTGCGTGACGTGGGTGAGCCTCGCAGACCAATGAACACTTTGCGCAAAGGAGAACAGGGGCCGCGATTACTGATCCGGGGGGATCGGTGCGCCTCGCGCTGCGTCTGCCAATGCGCGGTGGCGGCACTTGGGAGTGCTGCCACCACCTTTTTACAATGAGCGCCAAACCCAAGTCCGCCGCCAGCCGCTTCACGCCGACCGCTCATCCGGTGATGAAGCTCCCGCCCAAGGAGACCTTGCTCGCCATGGGGCCGGAGAAGGGATGGGAGCTGATGATGAAGCGGGAAGAACTAATTCTAAAAGAAAAAGTAGATCCTTTTAGATACGGCTACCGTCCGAAGAACTGGAAGAAGGCGAGCGAACTCTTGGAGACCCACCGGGAACTGCTTGTCATGGGCGGCAACCGCTCGGGCAAGACCGAATGGGCCGCGAGCGAGGTGGTCCGCCGGCTTTGGGAGAAAAAGCAGTCCATCGCCTGGTGCTTCCAAACGACCGCGCCCAACAGCGTTGAGATGCAGCAGCCCCGCCTCTTCAAGTATCTCCCCAGCGAATGGCGCACGGCGAGGAAGGGAACCGTAACAAACATAACCTTCTCGGTGAAAGGCGGGTTCACAGAAAGCAAGATGGTCGCCCCCAATGGCAGCCAGTGTGTTTTTCGCAATTACTCTCAAGACATTAGCACCATTGAAGGCGGGGAAATTGACATCGCATGGTGCGACGAGTTGGTGCCCATCGACTTTCTGGAAACCCTGCGCTTCCGGCTGCTCGACCGCAACGGCGTCCTCATCGTCACCTTCACCCCCATCGAGGGCTACAGTCCCACCGTCAAAGACTACCTCACCGGCGCCCGCACGGTGGAAGCGGTTGACGCCGAGTTGCTGCCCAAGTTCAAGGACGATAAGGGCGAGAAGATCCTCACCGGCTATGACCAAGTGCCGGTTGTCCAGCTTGGCCGCAAGGACCGCCCGATCATTTACTTCCACACCAAGGACAACCCCTGGGCCGGCTGGGAGCGCATGCAGACCGAGCTACGCAACGAGACCAAGGAGAAGATCCTCTGCCGTGCGTATGGCGTCCCGACCCGCTCGATCAACAACCGCTTCCCCCTCTTCAACGACCGCATCCACGTCATCAAGCACGATTGGATTCCGACCACCGGCACCCGCTACCAGTTCGTTGACCCCTGCTCTGGCCGCAACTGGGCCATGATCTGGGCCATCTTTGACTCAGCCAACCGCTGCTTCATCTACCGCGAATGGCCTTGTCCCGACGAGTATGTTGAAGGCGTCGGCTACCCCGGCATGTGGGCCGAACCGGATGGCAAGAAAGCCGATGGCCGCCAAGGCCCCGCGCAGAAGGACTTCGGCTTCGGCCTCTCCCGCTATGTCGAAGAGATCCGCAACGTGGAGGCCGGCGAGAAGATATTTGAGCGGTGGATGGACAGTCGCTACGGCAACGCGCAGACCTTGGCCAAGGAACGTCCGACCACGTTGATCGAAGAGATGAGCGAGCTAGGCATGGATTTCACAGCCACCCCCGGCGACACGATTGATGAGGGCGTGCAGATGATTAACTCTTGGCTGCACTACGACCGCGACAAGCCGATCAGCGCGCTCAACCAGCCCAAGCTCTACATCAGCGAGAAGTGTAAGAACGTCATATACTGCCTCAAGGAATGGACAGGCCAAGACGGGGCCAAGGGTAGCTCAAAAGATTTCCCTGACTTGGTTCGCTACTTGTGCCTTTCCGGCGTCAACAACGTCGAGGGCGACATCCTTATGGCGCGTGGAGGCGGGAGCTACTGATTTATGAAGACAAACAAAGCAGCCATGGCGTGCAACAAACCCAAGCGCACGCCTAGCCACCCAACCAAGTCCCACGTTGTCAAAGCCTGCGGCGATGCCCTGCCGGTCGGCGGCAAACTGATCCGCTTCGGCCAGCAAGGCGTCAAGGGCTCGCCGGCCGGCAGCGCCCGCAACAAGTCATTCAAGGCGAGACACGCCAAGAACATTACCAAGGGCAAGGGCAGCGCCGCGTATTGGGCCGATAAGGTTAAGTGGTGAGCACGAAAGAATACGTCTGGAGTGAAATGACGCGCAAAAATCCACGCCTGCTGGACAACCCGCATTTCACCACAGCCAGCGTCCGCAAGTTCTTCGACGCGGTCTACGAAGCCGGTTGGAATGCTGGCTACAAGTCATCGCAAGCCATGCCCCAAGCCGGTGCCGATCTCTTCACCACGTTCTTCGGGGGAAAGCCATGACCACCCTCGCCCGAAGCCAACCGCCGCCACCAGACAACTGGAAGGTCGCGCCCGGCGGCCACCCGCTATGCCAGGTCTGCGAGAAACCCCTCACCGTCAACTGGCTCCGCGATCCCCAGCTCGGCCCTTGCTGCATGGAGTGCGCGCCGCACGTCATCAGCGCGGACAAGCTGCTCTATTTCGCCAGATTTCTGTAAGAAAAAGACCCCACCATTTCTTACAAAACCACGGATAGAAAACACAACACATGTTCACAAGTATATTCAAAACGCTCCTAACCACATTCAAGGCCGTCCCTCTTGACCTCTACAAAGTCAGCGAAGACTTCGACCCCAATGCCGCCCTTGCGTTCTCCCGCGACCAAGCCCCTGCCGGCGTCCTCGCCATCATGCTCACCCTGCAAGACCGCATTGCCGACGCCTCGCTGCTGGTCAGTTCCATGGCCACCGCCAAGGAACCAGGCTTCTTAGCCCATGCAGCCGGCCAGCTCAACGCCCTCCAAGAACTCTGGGACGACATTGAGCAGCGCCGCGCCGAGGCGAGCAAGTTGTCGTAAGTCGTCAACTGTGGCGAATTGCTGCAAAGCATCAACAATGATGCGTAAGGGTAGACGCTTTGCAGGGACTTCACGCCGGCGTGAACTAGTCGCAGTCACAAATAGTGGCGCGTTTTTGTAACACAAACAGAGTAAAAAATTACGCCATTCCCGCCAAATGTCCCTCCAGAACATTTGCGCATAGACACATAGAACGTGTCATTCTGCATTCCCGAATAGCGAACGTATTTACATTGTAAAACATTTCGCTTGCTGTGTGTGCTGTTGTGTGCTATTAGTAAGCGGAAGTGAGGCTTCATGCCTCGTTCAGCGGTCCTGCGCGCCGTTCCCCAAAATGCGCTGGCGCACCACTTGAGGGGTTTTTCCTTATGGCGACAGACACGACGACCGACACGGTCGCAGCGAAAGCAGACGACGTTGATGTAGTTTCTATGGCTTTGGCCGATCTGGGCATGACGCCCGCACCGGCCCCCGAGCCCGAGGACGAAACGGAGTCTGAGGAAACGATCTCTGACAATTCTGACGAAACAGAGGAGCCCGAGGAGAAGTCCGAAGATCCGAGTGAAGATCCCGTCACTGAACCCGAGGACAGCGAGGAGGACGAGCCGGCCGATACAGAAGCCAGCGCCGAGGCCCCGAAGGACAAGGTTCAGAAGCGGATCGACAAGTTGGTCGCCAAGCAGCGTGAGTCCGAAGAAAGGGCCACCGCCGTCTCGGCTGAACTAGAGCAACTAAAAGCCGCCAAGGCGGATCTAGAAGCCCAGCTCAACCAGACCAGCCGCCCCATCCTCTCCCCGTCCGCCGACAATCCGTTGGCCGACGTTGATGGTGAGGAAGTCTTGGAGCAGCGCGTGCAGAACGCCCAAGCCGTAAGACGCTGGGCCTTGCAGAATAGCGACGGCGCCACGATCAAGAAACCGGATGGCTCGGAGCAGTTCATCAGCGGCGACGAGGTGAAAGATTACCTCATCAAAGCCGATGACATCCTCACCGTGCATGCGCCAGCGCGCAGGGCGTGGCTCTCGCAAAGAGCCCCTGCCGTCGAGGCGGCGAAGAACATCTTCCCCGACCTCTTCAAATCCGGCACGGACCTCAATAAAGCCTACCAGGCCACGGTAAAGTCGGCCCCAGAACTGTTGCGCATCCCGCAGCATGAATACTGGATCGGCCTCGCCCTCTACGGAGAGCAAGCCCTCATGGCTTCGCAAAAGGCCAAGGCTGCCAAGGCCGCCGCCGAGAAGAAGGTTTCGTCAAAGAAGTCAGAATCTAAAACCCCATCCGCTGTGAAGCCGGTCAGCACGTCTAAGTCTGCCACCAAAGGCAGCTCCGCTGCAAAAAACCGCATCCTGTCTGGAGATGTGTCAATGGAAGCCATTGAGGCATTCGTCTCCGAAGGACTGCTCTAAACCCGCAATCACTACTTAGAAAAAACCACAACACTATGTCCCAAGGACTTGTTCACCCCGCAGTTGGTCTTCGTGAAGACCTGGCTGACGTTATCTCTGTTGTCGATGCCAAAAACACCCCCATTAGCTCCATGGCTAAAAAGGGTGCAGACCTAACCAATGGTTCGGTCTTCTCTTGGCAGGCCGACAGCTACAACGACCCGTCGTTCGACGGCGTCCTCACCAATGCCGATGTCAGCACTTTCGCTGATCCGGCCGCTAACCGCGCCCTCCTTTCCGGCCGCGCCCAGAAGTTCCGCCGTTCCATCAAGGTCGATGACTTTGCCCAGAACGTCGACAACGTCGCTGGCGTTGGCAAGAAAAAGGAAATGGCCCGTGGCGTTTCTCGCTCGTTGGTCGAAATGGCCAGGGACATTGAATCCGCAATCGCATCCGACAACGACAGCCAAGAGCAGAGCGGCGCTACGCCGTTCAAGACTCGCGGCCTCGGCAAATGGATCGCTGCTCACAGCGGCACTGGAGACCTCCCGGTTCCGGCGGCCTACGCCACCCCTGCGGCCAGCATCAACAACACCGCCATGTCCTCGCTCACCGAAGCCAACGTGCAGAGCATGCTCCAGTCGATCTACACGGTCACTGGTCAGATCAACACGATGGTCTTGGTTTGCGGACCCGAGCTGAAGCGTAAGTTCACCGAGTTCACCCGCTTCGCCACTGGTTCCGACAGCGCCCAAGAGCTGTCCATCCGCACGTTCACCCAGCCCACAGAGGCCCGGAAGATCACTGCGAAGGTGGATACCTTTGAAGGCGACTTCGGCACGATCAGCCTGTTGCCCTCGCTGTTCAACGCGAAGGACCAGAACGAAGCTACCCAGCTTCGCCGCGGCTACCTGCTTGACCCCAACATGATCGAACTGCGCTACGGCCGTCGCCCCCGCTTCCAAGAGTTGGAAGACCAAGGCGGTGGACCTCGCGGTCTCATCGACGCCATCTGCGCGCTCGTCTGCTGGAATCCGAAGTCCCTCGGCAAGTTCCACGCGACTTCCTAGTAACACCTAACAAGGAGAAATAATTACCATGAAAGTCTACGAACTCCCCGCAAACACCAAGGCCGCTGCCGGCTTTACTCACAAGGTCGTCCTCGACCACAACGACCTCACCGACACCGACGCGGCCCAGACCATTAACCTCATCCCTGTGGTTGCTGGCACGGTCGTCAAGTCCGCTGCCACCCGCCTCGTCAGCGTGTTCGACAGCTCGGACGCCGCGACTATCACCACCACGGTGGAGATTGGTCACGACGATACCACGGCTGACGCCGACGAGTTCATCACCTCGCAAGAGCTGAACCCGAGCGGCACCGAAGTGTTCTACAAGGTCAACCCCTCTACGACGCCTTACGTCATGGAGGCTGGCACCACCGCCTCGCCGAAGTATATCCAAGCGGCTTTTGCCTGCACTTCGGGCGACAGCTTGGCCGATCACAACACCGGCGAACTTGAGGTCTTCCTTGAGATCGTTGACGTGAACGCGCTCTAAGCGTCTTAACACACTGCGGCCCCAGCAATGGGGCCGTAGCAGTTAGGATGTCAGACAATCTATGGTCAGAACTCGTCCTCGATCTCGGGGATGAGATGGCCGACGCGGTCAAGCAAGAGCTGATTGCC